AACAATAGATAATGGATTGGATGGAGCTGATATGGATTTCAATGGAGATGTTTTAATTACTACCAATGATAACGATTTTACAATACTTGGAGGAACTGGAGAAATCTTCTTAAATACAGAGTCTACTGATGAGCCATTAGTACGAGGTGAAACTCTACTTGATTTGATGGAACAATTAATAGATGCTATAAATGCTCAAATATTCTCAACACCTGCAGGACCTACAATGATGGGACCAAATAACCGAGGTGATTTTAATACAATTAAATCTAAATTAAATACATTCTTATCCACCCTTAATTATACGGAATAACTCATGTCTTTCGCAATATTCAAATCAAGTATGATGAGCTACATGAAAAATCAGGATGGTATAAAGGCATTTCCTGAATTCGCTCAAAAGATTACTTCAGAATATGATATGTGTATTAGGAGAGGTTTACAGACAATAAACAATATTCCAATACAGACACCAAATATTGCATTAATGCAAACTTTAGTTACACTTGCATGTACAACTGCACTTGCAAAACAAAAAGGAAAGCATACTTTTGCTGATGATATTGGTAAAGGAGTCTTAGGATATTGGACAGGTGCAACATTAGTAGTGGGAATTCCACCAATAATTCCAGCTCCAGGTTCTATGTTAAATGTATCATCAACTGCAGCATATGTAACTACGCCAGGAACTTGGACACCTGTAGGACCACTTGACCCAACTGATGATAGTGGTGTGTTTTTAGATAAACTTATTGCATCAATGGTATCACACTTACCAACAATTCAAGGAATGTATATAACAATGTCATTATATCCAGGTTCACCTCCATTCGTTGCACCAGGTGTATTGACATGGACTGGGTTTACTGTTCCACCTGCAGGACCTGGAGCACCATCAAAACCAGGAGGTTCAGAAGATTCAGAGAGTAGTTTTCTTGGTAGAATACTTTCAGCAGTAGTAGATGCAGTTAGTAACGTATTAATGTCACCAGCTCAAATAGAATCTGCTAAGTTAGAAAAAGCAGAAGCTGATGTTGTTGCAAATGATACAACATTACCTGCTACTGGAAGAGGAAGTGCAAAAGAATATTCTAAATTAAAATCAAGTGAAATATCAGCTGGTGAAATAAATGCGGCACCTGTTAATTTATCGGATGAAGAGTTAGATGCAATTGAAGAAAATACACCAGATAAATATAAATGTGAAGACGGAACTAAGATAGTTGCAATTGCAAAAAGAGATATCGGTATATTAGAATATGGAACACCACCTGGATTAAACTATGGAGGTTTTCCTGGTGGACAACAACTTGACAAACGAGGTAGGATTGATGATATGTTTGATAATGTTGGATTAAATAACCAAGCAAAAGTACAAAAGAGTGGAAGTGGATATTATTGGTGTGCAGCCGCGGTTGCTACTTGGTGGCAAGAAGCTGGATTGGAAACTCCAAGTGGTGGAGCAAGTTGTGATAATTGGATGAGTTGGGGAAAATCAAAAGGATATTGGTCATCAGAACCCAAGATAGGAGCAGCGGTATTATATGGTAGTTCATCAGATGCACATCACATTGGTATTGTTGCAGCTGTAACCGAAACAGGAGGAGTTATTACAATAGAAGGAAATACAGGTGGTGGTGGTTTTAGTAGGAACGGTTGTGGTGTATTTCAAAAAGTTCCTAAGAAATATTTGGGATTTGTAATACCTCCATCGTGTGTATAAGAACCATAAAATCAACAAAGATATATTTATAGTAAGATAACAAGAATTAGAAATGAATAACAAACAATTAATTAAAGTAATAAAGGCACTCGTTGAAGTAGAGGTTGCTAAAAAGCAAGAGCTATTTTTGTCTAAAACATTTCCTAAAATCTTAGAAGCGGAAGTTAGTAAAAGATTATTGGAAGTTACAAAGACATCAAAAAAGGTACTAAAGAAGAAAGTACAAGATCCATTTGATATGGCAAATGAAGCTCTTCGAATGGAACAATCAGCAACGGTTGTGCCAATACAAGAAAACACACAAGCACCACAGAGAACATTCTCAAAGAACGCAGTATTAAATCAAGTATTAAATCAAACAACTCCCTTTTCTAAAGCACAGAGAAGTGGCCAAGGTGGTGGGGCATCTGTATTAGATGGGTTACCACAACAAACACAACAACCAATAGTTGAAGAAAATACTCACATACCTTCTTATATGGATGCAGAACCGGATATTGACCAAACAGTTAGTATGGGAACATCTTTAGGAGCAGGTGGTACAGATGCATTAAGAGCTCAGATGGCTCATAAGATGGGATATCAAACAGCAGGAACTCAATCAAATAAAACAGGTTTAGGAGTTCAAACTGGTTTACCTGGTTTAGATAGAATATTAAATAGAGATAACTCTGAACTTGTTAAAAAGTTTAAGAGATAAAATAGGAATAAATAAATGGCTTACATTCTTGATAAGAAAATAGTAAAAGATACCGAAGAGTTTTCAAACTCCGCGTATGGAATTACTTTACCTATACAACCAGGAGGAGGTACTATGTTTGCCCAATCATATTCCTCGTTTGAAGCTGCTAAAAGTAATTTAAAAAATTTACTATTAACAAATAAAGGAGAAAGACCATTTCAACCAAATTTTGGAACTGGTCTAGCATCTTTATTGTTTGAACCACTCGTAGAGGGGGTTCTAGAAGAAAAACTTGAATCAGCAATAACAACTAGTGTTAACTTTTGGTTACCATATATTGATATTGATGAAATAGAAGTACAAATGACTGATGAGATGAAAGATTTAAATAGAGCAGTGATAAAATTACTATTTTCAGTTGGTGGGCAATTTGAATCACAAGAATTAACATTCAACATAGAGGCATAAAAGAAATGGCATTAAATCAAACCACAAAAAAATCAAATTCAGGTAGGGACATAAAGTACCTTAATAAAGATTTCTCACAATTTAGAGAAAACTTAATTGATTACGCAAAAACATATTTCCCACAAACTTATTCTGATTTTAACGAAGCTTCTCCTGGAATGATGTTCATAGAAATGGCATCATATCTTGGAGATGTATTATCTTATTATACAGATGATTCATTAAAGGAGTCGTTAATGTTATATTCTGAAGATAAACAAAATGTAGTTGCACTAGCAGAGTACCTTGGTTACAAACCAAGAGTAACAGGTGCATCTATAGTAAAACTAGCAGTATATCAAACAGTACCATCAATAGGAGTGGGAGAAGATGTAAGGCCGGATTTAGAATATTGTTTGAGAATTAAAGAAGGAATGGTTGTTGTAGCAAATTCAAGTGGTACTCGATTTAGAACAACGGAGGTATTAGATTTTTCAGTAGAAGATGATAGAGAGATTTCAATATATCAAAGTAATGATGGAATGCCTACAACATATTTATTAAAAAAATATATAAATGCACAATCTGCAGAATTAAAAACCATTGTATATGATTTCGGATCATCACCAAAGCAATTTTCTAAAATAGATATTGGAGATAATAATGTAATTGATATTTATGATGTAAGAGATTCTAATGGTAATAAGTGGTATGAAGTTCCTTATTTAGCACAAGAAATGGTTTATGTTGATTATGCAAATTCAGAACAAAACGATAAAGATTTGGCTCAATTCAAAGAATCTGTACCAAATGTTCTTAAAGTTTTAAAAACATCAAGAAGATTTACAACAAAAATAAATCCAAATAATACAACAACACTTGTATTCGGTGCAGGTAATTCGGCAGATGATGATTCAATATTAGTTCCTACTTTTAAAAATGTAGGATTAGGTCTTAATTCTTCTATTGATAAAATGGGAGCATCATTTGATCCTTCAAACTTTCTAAAAACAAAATCATATGGACAAGCTCCTAAAGGTTCATTTACTGTATCTTATTTAACTGGTGGAGGAGTTAAGTCAAATTGTGGTGTTGGTGAATTAAATAATATTGAAACAATTTCATTTGATGATGATGGTACATCATTTCTACCAGCAGAACTAAGAGTATATCTAGCATCTAAAAGCTCAGTAGCCTGTGATAATGAGGAGCCAGGAACCGGAGGAAGGGGAGCTGATACTATTGAAGAAATCAGAGAAAACTCATTAGCAAACTTTGGTTCACAAAATAGAGCAGTAACTAGTAAAGATTACCAAGTAAGAGCATTATCATTACCAGCAAAGTATGGTGGTATCGCTAAAGCTTATTG